CACCTTCCAGGCCGAGCTCAAGATACAAGCCCCTGACCAACCCTGGTTAGGGATCGGACAGGTAATCTAGGTTTCTTCACTAGATTGGGTAACAGTCGCCCTAAAGAGCTTAGAGTGTCGGTACCATCTCTTCAGAGCCTTCCCATCAGTCGTACGTCCTTCGGATGTACTTCTTTTGTGAAGGTTCTTAGGAAAGGGTAGCGCCCCAAGAGCAGTTTCGATCTCTCGAAGTTTGCTCCAAAGGCTCTCGATACCATCCCAGTCAAGGGTAGGTATAGAGAGTTCCTCTAATTCGGTACGCAGGTTCCGGTAGTCTATGGCCGTATCTAAGAACGCTTCTCGGTAAACAGTTTCATTCAGTGAGTCCACAATGGATTGTGGAGTAGATCTTTCGATCCCTGGATGAATTAAGGTTTGCCGAGGTTCCGTGTATCCCCCAACAGGAGACGCTAGAGGTGGGTTCTCACCCGCCCCTATTGTCTCGTGAGGAGGTACATCGCCCTCAATTATTACGGTTACTGGTCCCTGAGCTTCGATCTTAGCTACAGCTTGTAGCCAGAGGTCTGAGTCCATTGAAGGAAGACGAGCAATCTGCTCATCGACCGACATAGTGTACTCACGAGGCTCAGGATTCCAGTTCGCAATTCTTAAGGGTCCGCGTGACCTAGATACCGTGCCGTAGTGTTCCCTATCTCGATACACTGTTCCAAGACGTCTAGCCTCCGCGACAAGCGGAGCCCACCCGTCGAGGACTTCGAGAGCGAGTTTTACCTCGGCCTCGAAGAACCGTGTTACAAGATTGGAAACCCTATCCATCGCTGTACTGTACGTCGAAGTTGCAGATCTCATCGGCAACCACGACCGCAGTCCAGCATAGGCAGGACCACCAGGACCATAGAAGGCCAGTATGTAGTTCCGCAACCGTTTGGGAATTGACATCAACCGTTTCGATGCGTTGGCCTTGGCGCGGTATCCATAACCGAGGACGGATAACATCTGTCCAAAGGTCAGTGAATACTTACGCACGAGCTCGAGTAAGCCAGCAAGAGATTGCCGGCATATCACGAACTCAGCGAACGGAGCTCCCGAGACGTTCACTCCTTCCAGGAATGTTCGTTTCGCGAACTCTATCGCCTTACCAGCACGGGAAACGAGGCTCTTATGAGCCCCGATTCCTACATCGGCGTGTTTCATCAATTTCTCGTATTGTTTAGCTACTGCTGAACCGGCTATGACTACGTCATCTCCCAAGATGGCGTAGCCAGCGTACCACTCCTTACCAGGAGTAATTACGCCCGCTGTCACAGCGGCCCATTGAACGATCGCATGGTGAACCAATGCTAGCATTGCCCACGAGGACAAAGCTCCCATTGGTTGTCCGGTTGTATAACGAACCTTCCCGGTTTCAGACAGGATCTGCCATTTCTGGCTTTTCCCAATCTTAATCCGTTTAGGAACGTGATACTCCCTTCCAACCAATAGAGCAGCCCAGAGTTCTGCTCCCCAAGATGTTAATATTGGGGAAAGTAGAATTTTCTGCAGGACGATAGGGATTCGGTCAGTCGCCGCCGAAAGATCAAATGAGTACAAGGAAGGCTTCCTACCGTTCGACGAACGGTGGGCATCCTGCCAAGTATACAAATTTTCAATCGGTTTCAATTGATCGAATGTACCATCTTGTGGAAATCTGGCCAGTAGTTTGAAGAGTGCCCGATGAAGGGCATCCATCAACCACTGGGTCCATGGGTCTACCATAGCAAACACCCGGACCTTACCTGCAGGCTCCTCTTTGAAACCTAGTCGTCCAAGCCAATTAGTTGCTTCGAACGGGCACGAAGGCCCGCCCGAGGATAAGGGAAGAGAATCCTCCCATACCCACAACTCTTTGGCCCAAGACTCAATCCGATTCAGCACCCACGTATTACCAGTCATCTTCGCCCAGTTCGTTAGAACCGGGAAAAGGGGACTGTGTAACCACGTGTATGCCGAAGCTAAGATTGCCGCGGGTGATGTGTTCTGGGCTCCGCCCGAAACACTCCCACCTACGATACTTGGTCCCGATTTGGAGATCAGGAATGGTTTAGCTCGAAGTCCTTTCATAAACTTTAATGGTCCTCCACCCTTCTTTGACCAG